CCACGGCGGCCCGTATCACCCACCGCGCCCGCACGGGCGCTCTCGCAGAAGGAGCGAGACATCGCGGCCCGCATGGGGGTGAAGGACCCGGAGCATTCGCGCGAGCGATTCGAGAAGCGCCAGCAGGACGGGCGCTCTTCGCTATCGCCGCTGGTCCATCAGATTGTGAGGGAGGAGCCCACATGAGCACGCCGCGATTCGGTCGCGCCCAGACCAGTGCCGCCGAGGAACTCACCGAGGCCCCCACCGCCGAGGTGCTGGGGTCCATTGACTTGAACACCATCACTCCGCCAACCGACGACCGTCCCCCCTGGGAAGTGGACGACCGCTTCGGCAAACACGACACGGATGCCCGTCGCTATGTGACGGTGCCCGACGAGTGGGAACTCCGATGGCTCAACCCGCGTCTCATCGATCAGGTCGGGATGCGGTACTGGCAGGTCATCTCGGCGGCGGACCCGCGGGTCACGCTGAAGGTGCCCACGCTCAGGAGCCCGGAGAACTACATTCGGCGGGGCGGGCCCGGCAGCGACATCCTGTGTTACATGCTGAAGTCGTGGGTGGCGAGCCGCGCCCGCTGGAAAGCCGAGCAGAACGCGAGGACATCAAGACAAGCCGTGGATCGCGCACAGGCCACGGCCGAGGCGATCAATCGCGGGGAGTTCGGCTCGAAAGTCGGCGGGGCCTCCGTCACACACCCGACCCACACCATCGCGGACGGGCGCACGATGCGGGACTGACCAAGGAGCCACGCCCATGGCGTACAATCGTCCGGCGACGGATACACCGCAGGGGTTCCATCCCTACGGCAATCCGCTTCGCGCCCGGAGGTACCGCACCGATGGCGCCGCCGCCGCCATCTATCCCAACGATCTCGTCGGGCAGATGGCCGATGGCTGCGTCGAGACCATCACCAGCGTGACCGCCAGCATGATCCTGGGCGCCGCGGCCGAGTACGTGGCCGCGGGCGGCACTGGGGGCGTCCTCGTCTATGACGATCCCGAGCAGGAGTTCATCGTCCAGGATGACAGCGACACGACCGGCATGACCGCCCTCTCAGAAGGCCTGGTCATCGCGCCGATTCTCACCACCGGGAACACCACCACGCTCCGGTCGCGGCAGGAGATCGACTCCAGCTCGGCCGCCGCGGCCCCCACCGCAGCGGTGGGGCATTCGCTCAGGGTCATCCGGCTCGCGGAACTCGAAAGCGAGAGCTATGCGACGACCACCGCCCAACAGCGGAAGTGGATCGTCAAGGTGCTGCCGTACTGGCATCAGCTCGCCACCACGAGCGGAATCTAGGGAGGGCCCTGAGCCATGGCGACCTATCGAACCACGCTTCCGGATCTGTACCTCTCGCGGCTCGCGTACCTCGAAGACGTGCTCATGGACGAGATCCAGATCGAGGACGGCGTCGTCCCCTCGGTCTTCAAGATCCGCGACATGGGCAACCGCCCGATGGTGCGCACCACCACCGTCGCGTCGTTCGGCACTGTGCCGATCAAGGCGGAAGGTGCGAACGTGACCTACGAAGACCTGGCGGGCGGCTACGATGTCACCTACCAGGCCGACACCTACGAACTGGCGTTCAAGGCCTCCAAGGAGGCCCTGGACGACGAGCAGGAGGAGACGGTGTCGGACGCGGCGCGCGCCCTCGGCGCCTCGCTCACGTACTCGTACAACCTGGACCACGCCAACGTGTACATCAATGGGTTCTCGTCCACGACGGGGAGCCCGGATGGCTCGGCGTTGTTCGTCACCGACCACACGCTGGAAGGCGGGGGCACCGCGGCCAATCGGGCGGCCACAGATGCCGATCTCGGTGTGGCCGGGCTGCGCGACGCCCTGAACGTCATCGGCGACACCGTGGATGCCGCCGGCAAACTGATCCACTGGCGCCCGCGGATCTTGCTGGTGCCCACCGAACTGTCCTGGCTCGCCAAGGAGCTCGTGCAGTCCACCGACCGGCCGGACACCGCCGATCGGGCCATCAACGCCTTCAAAGATGACAACCTCCGCGTCATCGCGTGGCCGTACCTCACGGACCCCGATGCGTGGTTCCTCCTCGCGGAGCCCGGCAAGCACAACATCCGCAGCTACTGGCGGGAACGGCCGAACGTCATGCATGACTTCGACTTCGAGAGCACGGCCATGAAGGCCAAGATCCGGGCGCGCTGGAAGCGCGGCTGGTCGGATTATCGGGGAGGATTCGGCTCCGCGGGGAGCTGATCGCGCAGCGCACCCTTCACACTCCCTATCCCCGGGTTTGACCGGGTCAACGGGGGGCGCGAGTTTCGGCTCGCGCTCCCCGCCAGGTAGGCCAAGGAGCGCATCATGGGACTGTCAGGCGTCAGCGGGCCCTTCACCGGGGCCTATCAGACCTTCAACGCGCATCTGGCGTCCTCGTTGCCTGGCGCCACCAACTCCCACACCGTCTGGGCCTATCGGGTGGCGACCGGAATGCAAGTCACCATCTTCCAGGCCCAAGCGTCCTGCAATTCGGGCGGCAACGGCGGCACCGTCGATGTCTTCGATGACGGGAGCACGATTCTGACGGCGCCCATCGTGTTGGCGACCAACACGTACCAGATCGGGGCGCTGGCCACGCCGCTCGGCGTGGTGGTCGAGGCGCTGTCCGTACTCACGGCGACGATGTCCTGGGGCAGCGGGCAGGCACCCGTGCGCGACGTGGCGCTGTCGATCCTGTGGGCGCCGACGGGCAACACGCACCCGAGTTCGGTGCGCAGCGCCTTCGAGTAGGCCATGAGCCACGCGCTGGCGAATCTGCCGAATCT